CCAGGACATCGCCTGGGACGTGTTCGCCGGCAAGGGCACGATCGTGCGTGTCGTGGAGCGCACCGGCAAGCCCGCGCGTACCGACTGGGCTGCCGAGGACGAGTACCGCACGGCGCAGGTGCTGCTGGATGACCGGCAGCAGCCGACCGACCTCACCGGCTACGAGAAGTTCGTGCAGCCGGGCGGGGTGCAGGACGGCATCCGTGAGGGTGTCGTCGCGACTGGCCCGTGACCCCCTAGAGCACCTGCCTGCCCCGTGATCGTCCAGGGCGCGGGGCAGGCAGGCCCCCACACTTCCGCCCTGGACCCCCTGGACCCCTGGACTGGAGAAGCTCCCGATGACTGAGAACACCGCCCCGACCCCCGACCAGGTCCGTGAGCCGGACCTGCCGCCGCCCGCCGACTTCGACCTCGCCGCCTGGTTCTCCGGCGTCCGCAGTACGGTCCGGTCCTGCAACATCTACCAGCGCGGCGATCTCCTCGCCGAGATCGAGGATGCTGAGCGCCAGCTCACGCTCCTGGAGGCGGACGACGCCGACGAGTACTCCATGGAGGAGACCGGCTCGAAGGAGGCCCTCAACGCCCGCATCAGCGCCCTGTACAAGGAGATGCTGGCTTCGGGTGTGACGTTCCGTGTCGAGGCCCGGTCCCCGGACTGGATCAAGGCCAAGGAGAAGGAAGTCGCCAATTCTGGTGAGGCGCACGGCATGTCGAAGGAGGACAAGGCGCGCCTGTCCGCGATGCATCAACTCGCCGACGCGATCATTGAACCGGCCGGGGTGACGGTGGAGCAGCTCAAGGGGCTCGCGGAGGTGTCGTTCCCGCAGTACGCCCGCCTGTTCAGTGCCTATAACCGTGCGTGCTCTGAGGCGCCGGTGGTGTCGGCCCCTACCTCGCCCTCGTCCTCCGCCAAGCGCGGTGGGCGGGGGCGCTGACGTCCCTCCGGACGGCTGACCGGCTCCAGTTGCCGGTCACGTACTGGTGGGGCCGGTCGCAGGACGGCGAGTGGACGACGACGGACATGATCGCCCACCAGGCGCTCACGATCCTGGACGCCTCCAAGTGTCCGTGCGGGTGTGGTGGGTGGGCCGATGAGTGCGCCGATCCTGAGTTGCAGGACGTGTGGGAGCCGCGCGTGGGTACCCACTGGCGGCGGGCTGCCCTGGATCAGGGCAAGGAAGACATGAAGGACGAGTTGAAGGAGCCGGGCGCGTTCCTGTACGTGCACGACCAACGCACCGAGGACTAGCGAACGGGCCGGCCCCGGAAGTAGAAGCCGGCTCCGAAAGCGACCGCACCTAGCGCGGCGATAAACAGGCCGGCCCCGGGCTGGGACTCGCCAGCGCTGTTGGTGGTCGTGCCTGCGATGAACAGGCCGAAGAACACCACGAGCAGCCCGAACAGCCCCGTGATGAGGGCGTTTCGGTCGTTTCGGCGCTGTAGGCGTTCGCGCCTCTCGTGCCTCGTCTCCTCGTGAGTAGTCATACCCCCACTTTACCGCGCCTTGGCGCGCCCAACTGAACAACGGAGGTGGCATCTCGTGGCTGAGCGCAGTATCAGGGCGATCCTCCGGGCTGAGGTAGGCCAGTACACGGCCGCCATGGGCGAGGCCGCCAAGTCCACCGAACAGGTCGGGGCGGCCGCGGAGAAGTCTGCCCAGACCGCTGGGCGGGCGCAGCAGACCCAGACCACCCAGGCGCGTTCGTTCTCGCAGCGGCTGGCCGCGTCGGCTCGGGAGAACGAGCAGGCGTGGACCACCGTTGGCACCGCCGTTGGTGGTGTCGGTGCCGCGATGGGTGGCGTGCTCGCTGTCGTGGGGACGATGGGGGGCCAGTACAACGCGCTGCGTCAGACCGCCACCCAAGCGCTCACGGCCATCACCGGGTCCGCCGAGGAGGCGGCCGCGCAGATGGCGCGGATGGACGAGTTCGGGTCGCAGTCGTGGTTGATGCGCGACAGCATTATCCGGGCGCAGCAGACGATGACCGGGTTCGGTATCGAAACTGGCAAGGTCATCGGCTACATGGACTCCCTGGCGGAGGCCACGGCGGCCGCTGGTGGCACGTCGCAGGACTTTGAGGAGCTGGCCCGGATCATGGGCCAGGTCAACTCCCAGGGCAAGATCACCGCCGAGACGCTCAACCAGTTCGGTATCCGTGGTGTGGATGCGGCGCAGATGATTGCCGACGCCATGGGCACCACCGCCGGTGCGATCCGTGAGCAGATCACCGCCGGCACCCTCGACGCCGGGGCAGCGCTTGATGCCCTGTCTGAGGGCATGATGATGAACTTCGAGGGCTCCTCCGACCTCGTCCGCAACACGTTCAGCGGGGCTGTTGCTGACGTGACCGCCGCGGTGCGTGACATCGGCGCGATCATGATGTCCCCGCTCATCGACCCTGAGGGCGGCGGGTTCCTTACCGAGGCGATCGGCCAGGTGGGCGATTTCCTGTTCGCCATCCGCGACCTTCCCGATGGTGTGGTGCAGGTGGGTGGAGCGCTCGCGGCGATCACGGCGGGGGTTGCTGGCATTGGTGGTGCGGCAGCGATCGCCTACCCGAAGTGGCAGCGGTTCTGGGACAACGTCGGGCAGATGACGACGCCCCAGTTCGCTGCCGGCCTGCGCAGTGGCGTAGGCGCGCTGGCACGCTGGGGTGGCGCCCTCGGTATCACCTCCGTGGCCCTGGGCGCGATCGCCAACGCAATCTCTGACCCCGGTGTTGCACGCGGCGCGGCTCAGATCGCATCCTCCATCCGCGAGATAGCCGACGCGGGCGGCGAGCTGGCGGACCTGCGGCTCGATGAGGTCATGTCCTCGATGGGCACCTTCGGGCCCTGGGACATGCTCACCGACCAGGGCATCACCGACGTCCTGGACAAGCTCCTCGATCCATCACTGTCGCAGACGGTGTCCAGCATCTTCGGGTCCCTCGGGCTGCCGTCCTGGGCTGAAGAGCTGCAGGCGGTGGGTGCGGCGCTGGATGAGGCGCTCACGTTTGAGGTCGAGTCCGGCAACATCGTCGCCGCACAGGAAGCGATGGCCGGGCTCGGCTACTCGGCCGAGGAGCTCGCTGCCCTGTTCCCGAGTGCGACCGCTGCGCTGGAGGAAGTCGGGCAGGCAGCCGGAGAGACGTCCCCGATCGTGGCGACTGCCAGCGAGGCGATGCTGCGCCTGAGCGAGGCATACGCCGACGGGGTCGGCTCGTTCGACGCCCTCGGGGAGGCCATTTCGAACGCTCTCGATGGCGTGCGGGAGGCCGCGGACGGCACGCTGACGCTAGATGAGGCGTGGTCGAATCTGTCCTTGCCGGACATCACCGAGGAACTGAACCGGCAGGCCGACGCCATCCATGCGTGGAATGACAACCTCCGTGAGGCCGCCCGGACTATCGGTGAAGAGCTGCCGCTGGAGATGCGCGCCGCGGGCGAGGCTGTCCTGGAGTACATCGCCAGCATGGGCCCCGAGGAGGGCGCCGGCCTCCTACAGGAGTTCATTGACGCGGCGCCGGCGGAGCGGGCCGCCCTCATCGAGGCGTACTCCGGCATCCTCGACGACATCGACCCCGGTGAAGTGCCCTGGGACGAGGGGGACCTGTACCCCGAGGTCAACATGAACTTCGACCCGGCCTATTCGGACATTGTGACGTTCGGGCAGACGGCGTTCGAGGAGCCCTACGTGGCCATGCTGGCCGTGGACACCGGCCCGGCGGAGATTGACCTCAACGGGTTCATCCTGTCGGCGGACGAGGCCACCGGCACGGTCACCATCGACGGCAACGCGGTCGCCGGCGGCGCGACGCTGGGACAGCTCCTCGGTGATATCAACGAGTCGACCGGCACCGTAGACATTCACGGGCATTCCGTGCCTGCCGAACTGACACTGCACCAGCTCCTGGCGCTGGTCGACGGCTCGGTCGGCATCACGGACATCTACGCTGACGACGTGCCGGCCCAGCGCCGGCTGGAGCGGTTCCTCGACTACGTGCGGGGCACGTCGTCGGCCACGACCGTCACTGCCGACACATCCCAGGCTACTGAGGATGTGGTCGTGTGGATGCCGCCCGGTAAGACCGTGAACGTGGACGCCAACCTGACCCCCGCACAGCAGGCGATCAATGCGTGGCGGCCGGTGGTCGCGGCCCGCATCTCGGCACTGTTCGGTTCCGCGATGGGCGGTGACGTTGGCGCGCAGGCCCGCGCCGTGCGCGGGTTCGCTACTGGTGGCGCGGTCTACGGCCCCGGCACGGGCACGTCCGACAGTGTCCCGGCCATATCTCCGATCGGCACGCCGTGGCGTTTGTCGAACGGGGAGCACGTGCTCACGGCGGCCGAGGTGGCCGCCGCTGGTGGTCATCAGGCGATCTACCAGTTGCGCGGGATGATGCGCACGGGTGAGCTGCGGGCCGCACTGTCAGGCGCGCAGGGGTATGCGGCAGGTGGGCCGGTGCCGGCGACGGTCTCCCCG